TTAAACCTAAGAATGTATATAATTTAGTAGCCGAGCAAATAAAAGCTATGGGTATGAAAAATGTAGATGACTTTATTACAGACCCGGGAGACCAAGATGTACAACAGCAACAAGGTCCAAGCCCAGAAGAGCAAGCCAAGCAAGCAGAAGCTCAGTTAAAACAACAAGAGCTGCAAGTTAAGATGCAAAAGATACAACAAGAGTCTGCACTTAAACAACAAGAAATGCAAATTGATGCTCAAATAGCACAACAAGACTTAGAGCTTAAACAACAAGAAGCTAGTGTTGATATGCAAATTAAAGCACAAGAGCTAGAAATTAAGAAAGCAGAACTTGCACTTAAACAACAAGAGCTTGAATTAGAAAGAGAACAGGAACGAGCAGTTAAAATAGGGAACTGATTATGGGAAAGGGAGAAGAGATAGCAAGGGCAGACCAAGCTAAACAGATTTTAGAACATCCTCTATATGTAGAGGCTCTAGCCACAGTAAGAGAAGCGTTAATTGACCATCTCTTAAATACCAGAGTAGCCGAGGAAGTGGAAAGAGACAGATTGTATATAACAATCAAAGCGTTAGACTTAGTGCATCAGCACATAAAGTCAGTGCTTGAGACAGGCACACTTGCTGAGAAGGAGCAAGAATTTTTTAATTAAGCGTGAGGAGTAACCAATGGATTCTGCAGAGAACACCCAAGAAGTTGTAAATAATAATAGAGCAGATGCAGGTACAACTGCTGAAGCAAGTAATAAAATCCTTAGTATGTGGGACTCAGAAGAGCAAACCGCAAGCGAGGTAACCGATACCCCTGTTGACGAGGAAGTGGTAGAGGAAACAGAGGAAGCTGAAGAGGTAGAAGAAGAAGCCCCAGAATCAGAAGAGGAAGGACAAGCTGAAGAAGAAACCGAAGAAGAGGTAGAAGAAGAAGAGTTTGATGTAGTAGCGGAAGAAGACTTAAAATATACTATTAAAGTAGATGGAGAGGAATTAGAAGTTGGTATTGATGAACTTAAGAACGGATACCAAAGGCAGGCTGACTACACTCGTAAGTCTCAGGCACTAGCTGAGCAGCGTAAGGAGACAGAAGCAATTCAGTCCGAGCGTATGCAACTAGAGCAAGAGAGGCAAATGTACGCAAATGGTTTACAGATGTTGCAAGAGCAACAATCGGCCAAGCTAAACGAGTTTAATAGTGTAGACTGGGAGTCTTTAAAAACAGAAGACCCTTATGCTTACATGATAAAGAAAGAAGAGTTTAGGGATGCACAAGAAAAAGTGCAAAGCGTAGCACAGCAACAACAATATGTTCAACAAGAACAAATGCAACAGCAGCAAACTGCTAAAGCAGAGTTCGTAAGAGCAGAGTATGCTAGGCTCGTTGAGGCTTTACCAGAGTGGGAAAATAAAGAATCTAGTATTAAAAAAGATATTAGAGACTATGCTGCCACAGTAGGTTTTCGACCAGAAGAGATTGACCAATTAGCAGACCATCGTAGTGTTTTAGTAATTCAAAAAGCTATGGAGTATGATAAGCTAACAAAGAAGGTAGCTCCAAAGAAGAAAGCGGTAAAGAAAGTACCTAAAGTTCAGAAGTCCGGAAGAGGAAACTCAAAAGAAGATGCAGCCACTGAAGCTATTAAGAAAAAGCGTACAAGGTTACAGAAGTCAGGCAAACAACAAGATGCTGCTTCTGTTTTTTATGATATGCTTTAAGGAGATAGGATAATGCCTACGCAATTTAAGACATACGATGCAACTGCAATCCGTGAGGATTTGTCAGATGTCATCTATGATATTTCACCAACGGATACTCCGTTCCTATCCAGTATTACTGGTAAAGGTTCAGTATCTAACACTCTATTTGAGTGGCAAACAGAAGCACTCGCTGCTGCTGTAATTAATAACTACCATGTTGAAGGAGCTGCTGCTGGTACAGCTGCAACTACTGCGACTGTTCGTGCAACTAACCAAACACAAATTTCTAAGAAAGTTGTTGAGGTTACTGGTACACACGAGACAGTTAACAACGCTGGTAAGAAGTCAGAAATGGCTCACCAACTAGCAAAGGCTTCAAAAGAGCTTAAGCGTGATATGGAAGGTTCACTACTAGCTGACAACGCTGCTGCTGCGGGTAACGCAACAACTGCTCGTGAGACTCGTGGTGCTGCTAACTGGATTACAACTAATGTTGTAGATGCTGGTACTAGTGGTACACATGCTGCTATGACTGAAGCTGATGTTCTTTCGGCTGCTGAAGCAGTATGGACACAAGGCGGTGAAGCGTCTACTATCCTACTTGGTGCAACTAACAAGAAGTTAATCACAGCTATGAATGGTCGTGCTGATGCAATTCGCTCAGTAGCAGATAACAATATGACTATCCAAAACTCAGTTGATGTATATGTATCAGACTTTGGTACTTACAACATCATCATGGATAGATTCTGTGACCAAGATGTTGTATACTTCCTAGACCACGATATGTGGTCAGTTGATTACCTTCGTGATTTCCAAACTGTGGACATCGCTAAAGAAGGTGACTCAGAGAAGAAGATGCTTCTAGTTGAGTACGGTCTAAGATGTGGCAACGAAGCTGCCAACGCTAAGATTAGATACACTACAGGTTAATATAACCGACTACCACCCTAGGCAACTGGGGTGGTTTACATTATGGCAATTGATACAAAAATAATAGCAAATTTAGATGGAAGCCTTACAGTAGCTAGTCAGCAAAATGACAAGGTAGTTAAGAAACTAGCCGAGCTAAACACAAAAGATAAGTTCCATAACAGAAGTACACAATACAAAGGTGATTCAGTAATGTCTCACAAAGTAGCAAGCATACCACTTATTGTGGTAGAACAAATGATGCGAGAAGGCATATGGGGAAACCAAGAAAGAATGAAGGTTTGGATGAACGACCCAGCTAACGCTATGTGGAGAACTACTAAAGGAAAAGTATAATGGCATTAAGTACATTTACAGAATTAAAAGATGCAATAGCAGACTGGTTAGATAGGTCAGACTTGACTGCAAGAATACCAGACTTTATTGCACTAGCAGAAGCTAGGATTAATAGGGAGCTACGCATACGCCCTATGGAAGTAAGAAGCATAATGTACACAACATCTGGACAGAAGTATTTTAATTTGCCGGGTGGTTACATACAAATGCGTAACATACAATTAAACACAAATCCAACACAGCCTCTTGAGTATATAACTCCAGAAATGCTAGACAGATTATATGGTAGCAACACTACTGGCAAACCAAAGGCTTATACATTAATAGGTGATGAGATACAATTGTCACCCATACCAGATTCAGCTTATGAACTTGAGATGGCTTTTTATGAAAAGTTTACATCACTAGGTGATGGCACATCAGGTACAGTTACAAGCAATTGGTTAACTAAGAATGCACCAGACATATTATTATATGGTGCTCTTATGGAAGCAGAGCCTTTTATTAAGAATGATGAAAGAGTAGCAGTATGGCTAAATGGTTATGGTAATGCTATAGACAAATTACAAAAAGCAGACCAGAGAGATAGACACTCAGGCTCAGCTATGAGAGTAAGAAATATTTACTCTGGAGTTGAGAGCTAATGGCATCTAGCACTTGGTCAGCAGACTCATCAACTTGGTCAGGTAATTCCTATATATGGGATAACAGTACATACCAAGTAACAGCCACTATGACTCAGACTATATTGTCAAAGTCATTACTAGAAGATACTGTATTCCCTAGAGGGGTAACAATAGGTGGTAGTTACGGAATGTCTGGTACAACAGCACATGTTATGCCAGCATCTATTTCACTAGCAAACGCTGGTGATGTAGTAGATAGTGCAACACTAGCAATGCCAGTTAATGGAACAATTGCTGGAACAAGTAACATAAAGAATAATGTAAACTTTCCAGAAAGTGGAACAATGGGTATGACTGGTTCTGCCTCTAGTGACAACACATTCTTATGGAACGATGTAGAGGAAGACACGGACACACTTTGGACAAAGATAAGTGACCCAGATGAATAACACAACAGGAGTATACAATGACATTAGATAATGTAAACATAGGGCTGGCTAACTTTTGGAAAGTTACTTGTCTTGATAAAGATGGCAACATCAAATGGGAAGAGAATAAAAAGAACCTAATTACTACAGTAGGTTTAAACCATATTCTAGATACACAATTTCACGCAAGTACACAGGTAACAACTTGGTACATAGGGCTAAAAGGAGCTG